TATTGAGTCAGATTTTCATCGACCTAATTCTAAGTTTTTGCAACTCTGTCCTCGTGATGTGGCTCCTTGTTTTGAAAAACCAGGAAGGCTTTATCGTTTTGAGGTCAGTGTTTGCGAAAGGAGAATCAAAGTCGTTATCAATCGTGATGAAGAACTGGGTCAGAGCGTGTTTAAGCGTCTTTACAACTATCGAGTTTTGGACGCTCAAGCTTGGTTCAATGTTCAACACAATCATGATCACTTTTTGGGTGACCAGAGGTTGAATGAATTGGTGGATCAAGTTAATATGTTTTTGAGCTCGTGGAATCATGATGTTCCTGTTGCTGCAAAGGTCGTTTCCGTGGTCACCAAAGCTGTGATAATGATAAGATCAGAGTTCGATTATGTCATTTGTGGCGCTGTTATTTTGGATGCTTTGTGTTCCTTTGGATTGACTGCATCTCTTGCCGCTTCACTTGGACCATTGCTGATAGATAAGATTCGCTCTCTGTTTGGTTATGCCAATAATGAGCTTGAAGCTCAGGTTGGAGGCGAAAGTGTCGTTAGCATCCTAGGTTTGTTGCTGGGAACGTTGGCCCTGAAGAAGATTCCAAGTGGTTCTCAGATGGGAGAATTAATTGCCGGAGCTTCGAAAATGGGAACGCTAGCAAGAGGACTTACGTTTGCTTGGGACGCACTTGAACGAATTGTCAAGTACGTTGTAGGCAAAATACACGAGTGGAAGACAGGAATGCCATCTTCAATTGAGGATATTGACCGTCTGATTAGTGGCACCCAGGTCTGGTACCAAAGAGTGCAGGAACTTGCGCGACTTGAGTTTACGGATGACGTTGCTAAAGATCGCGAGCTTTGTTCAAGAGTTGAAGTTCTCTACAACGAGGGTCTTCGTTTGAAAGCTCGAGTACAGGAGTATAAACTAGAAGCCAAGCTTGTTTCTGCATTTAATGAGCACTTTCGTTTTATTAGCTCCTGCTATGAAAAAGCGCAAGGATCTGGAGCATTTAGAGAAGGACCTCGTCCTGAGCCAGTTTTGCTGTATATCTATGGCACAACTGGCGTTGGGAAGTCTGCTCTAGTTTGGCCTTTGTGTCAAGACATTCTCTTGAGTGAGGGTGGTTACGACGCGGATTTTCTGAAATATGTTTACGTGCGTCGTGTAGAGCAGAAGTTTTGGAATGGTTATCGATCTCATCCCATTGTTGTTTACGATGACTTTGGGCAAGTAGCCGATTCACCAGCAAATCCCAACGATGAGTTCATTGAGATGATTCGAACTGGCAACATTGCGCCATATCCGTTGAACATGGCACATCTGGAGGACAAGAACAAAACCAATTTTACTTCTAAAGTTGTGCTTTGTACTTCAAACACTGATCCTTCTAGGTTTCGTCCAGGATCACTGACTCATCCAGATGCTTTTCGCAGGAGGTTCGATGTTTGTGCAGAAGTTACTGTGCACCCACACTTCCGCGTTTATGATGCCAATGGAAATCCACGGATTGACAAGGCAGCTGTTTTGAGGTTGACGGGTCAGAAGTTTTCTACGCAGGTCTATCGAATTCGACTGACTGACCCACTAGATGGTACTGCTTTGAGCCAATGGATGAATTATGATGAGTTCCAAGCTATTGTTTTGCGAAAGATGCAAAATCGTTTTGCTGACGATAGGGCTTTTCAAGACTTTTTGTTAGGTCGAAATCCTGTTGAAGCTCAAATAGGAGAAGTCGAGGCTCGATTGGCACGGTTGCCTAATTCACAGGTTGAGATGAGAGATCCTGAAGAAATTCTTCACTCTCTGACACTCGATGAAGTGCGAGAGATGCTTGTTTCAATGCATGTTTGGGATTGGGATATCTTTTCGGAGGACATCTCGACAGCTTTGAGACAGGCCGACACTTTGGATGATGAAGACATGCGCTGGTTTAGAAATTTTATTACTGAATTTGAGGGTGACGTTTACATCGATGGAGTGGAAAACTACATCCAGGTTCTTATCGAGAATGAATGGCATGCACATCAAGCTGATGAGTTGTTTCCAGTGGCCTGGGAAAATCGCTTGCCCATGCTGGACAAGTTCTTTTACGTTGATACGCCTCAGGTTAGCTCAAAGGTATACAAATATCTTTACTCGCTTTCTGAAGGAACGTCATCATTGTGGACGAGCTTTAAAGAGAAAGCTCAAGAGGCATGGAATAGCAACCCATGGTTGAAGGATTTTGCAGTTTTTGCTGCTGAGGTTGCCTTGGTTTTCGCCGTCGTTCGCGCGTCTGTAGCGTTGTTTGGGTATGCCAAGAACCGATTTTTCTCCAACCGCCCTGCTCCCCTAGATCATGAGCATAAAGGCTTGAAGATTGGAGAGAGGGTTGAACATGCGCACTTGTGTACTGATTGTGGACAATATTTCCTTCATACGCATCGTATAAAAACGAAGACGGAGTCGGAAAAATTTCCGCAAAAGTGCGTGAGTTGCTTGATGGAACCAGAATTGGAGTCTTCAGGAGATCCAAAAACTGTTGCGTCTAAGAACGTGAAGATTGAAGGTGAACCGCAAAAGGATCACATTTCTTTGTTGGACGTTGTATCAGAATTGGAATCTTCTGGTGACCCCCGTACTGCTGTTAAGCAAGTTGCGAAGACGGAGTTGGAGAGCTCTGGTGACCCTCGAACAGCTGGCCGTGAGAAAACTAAAGTTGAGGTTGGAGCCGAGCG